AAGACTATTCTTCCATAAGGTCGTTGATACTGCCAATCTAAAGAAGGGTCTAACAGACATTCGTTATATTGACCCAAGAAAAATTAAGAAGATGAGAGAGATCCTTAAAGAAAAGGATACAAAAACGGGCGTAGAGTTCATTAAAGATATTAAAGAATATTTTATCTACAATGAACGTGGTCTAGTTCCAAACAAGACATTCACTCCAGCTGCATCACTCACTTCAACAGCCGGTGCCACCATGCGCATCGAAAAAGATTCTATCTGCTTTGTTCCTTCTGGCTTGAAGGACATGGACAGAAACATGCCACTTTCTTATTTGCACAAGGCTATTCGCCCAGCAAATCAGTTGCGTATGATGGAAAATGCCGCAGTCATCTATCGTATCACTAGAGCGCCGGAGCGCCGTGTATTCTACGTTGACGTTGGTAATCTTCCAAAGATTAAAGCCGAACAGTATCTCAAGGGTATCATGAACCAGTATCGTAACAAAGTTGTTTACGATTCTCAGACTGGCGAAATCCGTGACGATAAAAAGTTTATGTCAATGCTTGAAGATTTCTGGTTGCCGCGCCGCGAAGGTGGTAGAGGCACACAGATTGAAACTCTACCAGGTGGTCAGGGTCTAGGCGAAATGGGAGACATCGAATACTTCCAGCGCAAACTATATCAAGCGTTGAACGTTCCTATGTCAAGACTGGAACAACAGACCGGTCTAAACTTTGGTCGTGCCGCTGAAATCAATAGAGACGAATGGAAGTTTACGAAGTTTATTTCTAAACTGCGCCGCCGTTTCACACTTCTATTTGATGATCTACTAAAGACACAACTTATTCTCAAGGGTATCATTACTGAGGCCGATTGGGAAAAGATGAAGTATGATATCAAGTATGTTTTTGCAACAGATGCTTTCTATACAGAATCCAAAGAACAGCAAATTCTACAATCTAGAGTTGAAATTCTTCAAGGTGTTGCACCGTTTATCGGCACAATGTATAGTAAAGAATACGTTCAAGAAAATATTCTCAAATTGTCAGACGACGAAATTGAAGCGATTAAGAAGCAAAATGATGCAAGTCCTCCTGAAGTTTCGCCGCCCGACTATTCACCACTAGAAGGCGAACCGCCAGCGGCGATTCAACAACAAAATCAAGGACAAGATGATGGACAACAGTAACATTAGTGACTTAATAAATAACATTGAAAGCGGCACTTTTGCAGATGCCGAACAAGTTTTTAATGATATTATGGACCTTAAAGCAGGCGAACATTTAGATCAAATGCGACAAGATATGGCAGCCGGAATTTATAACGACACGCCAGAAGATAATGATGTTGAAGATTTCGACCACTATGAAATCACCGACGAAAATGACCATGGCGATTTAGAAGAAATAGAGGACACCGATGACGACCTATAAGCAACTTCAAGAGCGCATCAACATGGCGAAAGCCAAGATGGGTGATGTCATCAAGGACTTCCAGGACTCCGATGCTCCTCAATTCAAAGGCAAGTCGGACGAAAAGCGCCGCCAGATGGCGATTGCAGCTAAGTTGTCCAACGAAGAAGTTGAACAGACCGACGAAGGTTATCACGTAATGCGTAATGGTCAATCAATCAGTTATCATCAAGATAAAGAATCGGCTGACAAGCGGGCAAGCGCCTCTAATATGCGTGGCGGTTCTAATGCTACCGTTGTTAAAGATGAACGCGGCGTTAAAGAAGAACTAAAGGGCGACCAACATAAGATTGACGCCAATAAGAATGGTAAAGTTGACGGGCACGATTTTAAACTTCTTCGCGCTAAGAAGAAATAAGTAAAGGGAATAGTAAATGGCAACGAAAACGGTACTAAAGTTAACACAAGTTCACGGCGTGGTCAAAGTGCGCGGGACTGGGAACGCCACTATTGCCCTTGCTACCGACCTAAAGAAGTCATCTGAAACACAGTCTTCACCCCTGGTGAATATTCGCACACTTCACTGGGCGTTGTCAGTAGGTTCTACTGCTACTATTACTAGAGACAGCGAAGTTCTATATTATCTTTCCGGTTCAGGCAAGATGGAATTTATGGGATGGTCAGATAACGAAGAAAACGGATCAGATATTGTTGTAGATTTTTCGTCAGGAACTGGCGCAGTAGTTCTAGAACTTGCTAAGGTTTCCGGTTATGGCTCACAACAACATCAAAATCAAGGAGACCTAGGCTAATGAAACTTATTACCGAAGTCAACGACCAAGTTCGTTATATCACAGAAGAGAAAGCTGGAAAGAAATCTTTATACATTGAGGGTGTCTTTCTACAATCAAATCTAAAGAACCGCAATGGACGTATGTATCCGGCTGAAATCATGGAGAAAGAGATTTCTCGTTACATGAAAGAAGCAGTTGAAAACAACAGAGCATTCGGTGAACTAGGACACCCAGATGGGCCGTCGATTAATCTGGATCGTGTATCGCATATCGTAACAGAACTTCGTCGTGACGGCGATAACTGGATAGGTAAAGCGAAACTGACTGAAACACCAATGGGCAACATCGCTCGTGGTCTAATTGAGTCTGGTGGTCAACTTGGCGTTTCGTCAAGAGGCCTCGGTACCTTGAAGGAAAACAGAGACGGCGTCCAAGTTGTGCAAGATGACTTTCATCTTGCAACAGCAGCCGACATCGTAGCTGATCCTTCTGCACCAGATGCTTTTGTTCGTGGCATCATGGAAAATAAAGAATGGGTAGTTGTGAATGGTGTTTGGACCGAACAGCATTGCGATATGTCCAAGAAGTATATTAAGAAAGCAAGTAAGAAACAACTCGAAGAAGCAAAACTGCATGTCTTTGAACGTTTCTTACATCATCTTTCTTCAAAGTAATATTTTTATAAATAGAATATAAAAATCCATTTAGGAGACGCAAATGAGTGTAGAAAACAAAATCAGAGAGTTGCTAACTAAGAAGCAACTATCCGAAGAAGTTCTAGACGAAAAGGTTGCTGGAGACACAACCAACCCTAAGCAGGGTTCGTCAGAAGATGCCGCAATCGAGGGCAAAATGGGCGCATCAAAGGGCAAGGATACTTCTATCGCAGCTAAGGTAGCTGGCGATCAGACGCAACCTCGTCAAGGTGATTCCCAAGACGCTCCAATTTCCAGCGAACGTGATGAAGAAACTGATAATCCAGGTGCTAAGGAAGCTGCTCCAGTTTCCAGCAACCAGGCTACACTTTCTCAGGGTGGTGCAGGTAATGCACCTAACTTCACGACCCATAGTGACCCAACTTCGGTTGTAAACATGGCATCGTCAAAGGGTAATGTTCATCAAGAAGAAACAGAGGAAGATGGCGAAATGATTGAAGAAGATTTCACTGCCGATCTCGCTACCCTCTTTGATGGTAACGAAGACCTATCAGAAGAATTCCGTGGCAAAGCATCGTCGCTCTTTGAAGCAATGGTAACTGCCCGTGTAGCTAATCAAATTCAAACCATCGAGGAAGGCCTCATCTCAGAAGCCGCAGAATTGATGGAAGAGTTCAAGGCTGACTTGACCGAGAAGGTCGATTCTTATCTTAACTATGTAATTGAAAAGTGGGTTGAAGACAACGCACTTGCTGTTGAAAATGGTCTCCGCACAGACATCGCGGAATCATTCATCAATGGCATGAAGAACCTGTTCGCAGAACATTATATTGATGTTCCCGAAGAGAAATATGATGTGCTTGGTGAAATGCAAGCCCAACTAGAAGAAGTATCTGCTAAGTTGGACGAGGCAATTGCTGCAAATGTAGAACTGCACAATAACAATGTAGACCTCATGAAGGAAGGCGTTTTCGCCGTCGTTGCTGAGGACCTTGCAAAGACCGATGCTGAAAAGTTTAAGTCGTTGGTAGCTGATGTAGAATTCGAGAACGCAGACATTTTTGAAGAAAAGCTAAACGTCATCAAGGAAAATTATTTCCCTGCTTTTAAGTCGACCATTGTGGAAGACAAGCTAGAAGATGAAGGCGTTGAAGTCTTAGACGAATCGACAGTCAGTAAGTATGTCCAAGCACTGGATAAGATTGCTGCTCAAAAGTAATTTTTTATAAATAAAAGATATTGACACACAAGGAGAAAACTAAATGTTTCTTTCAGAACAACTACAAAAGAAGTGGGAACCTGTTCTAAATCACGGCGGTCTCGGCGAGATTAAGGACAACTACCGTCGCGCAGTTACAGCCGTCGTTCTTGAAAACCAAGAAAAGGCCCTTCGCGAAGAAAAGTCTGCACTTTTCGAAGACGCTCCAGCAAATAACATTGCTGGTTCGGGTGCATCAAACATCGACCGTTATGACCCAATTCTCATCTCGCTCGTTCGTCGCGCTCTTCCTAACCTAATGGCTTATGACGTAGCTGGCGTTCAGCCGATGACTGGCCCAACTGGCTTGATCTTCGCTATGAAGTCAAACTACAGCACACAAGACGGCACAGAAGCTCTCTTCAACGAAGCTGATACAGACTTCTCGGGTACTGGTACCCACGATGGTTCGAACCCAGTTGACGGTACCTACACAACTGGTACTGGCTTGGCTACTTCTGCGGCAGAACGTCTCGGCGCAGGCGGCGAAGGTGACGGCGATTTCGGCGAAATGGCATTCAGCATCGAAAAGACAACTGTTACTGCTAAGACACGCGCTCTAAAGGCAGAATACACAGTTGAACTGGCACAGGATCTTAAGGCTATTCACGGTCTTGATGCTGAATCAGAACTTTCGAATATTCTTTCGCAAGAAATTCTAAACGAAATCAACCGCGAAGTTATCCGCACAATCTACAAGGTTGCTAAGACAGGCGCTGCTTCAACAGCAACAGCTGGTACTTTCGACCTTGACGTTGACTCGAACGGTCGTTGGAGCGTTGAGCGTTTCAAGGGTCTTCTGTTCAACATCGAACGTGACGCTAACGTAATCGCACAAGATACCCGTCGTGGTAAGGGTAACTTCATCATCTGTTCGTCAGATGTTGCGGCTGCTCTAGCTATGGCTGGTGTTCTTGACACTGGTCGCGCCCTACAAGGTTCGCCAACTCTTGAGTCGGACGACACAGGCAACACCTTCGTTGGTACAATCGGTGGTAAGAAGGTTTACATCGACCCTTACTCAGCTAACACAGGCGCTGCTAGCCAGTTCTACGTTGTTGGTTATAAGGGCGCTACAGCATATGATGCTGGTCTCTTCTATTGCCCATACGTTCCACTACAAATGGTTCGTGCTATCGACCCTAACAGCTTCCAGCCAAAGATTGGCTTCAAGACACGTTACGGCATGATTGCTAACCCATACGTAACACAGTCGAACGGCACAACTGACGGTGATACATTCACTGCCAACCGCAACCAATACTATCGTCGCGTTAAGGTTACTAACCTTATGTAATCGATACCTTCCCATTAGAGGAAGGGTTGCAAGAAACTGGGGGGAGCAGAAATGCTCTCCCCTTTTTCGTTATAAATAATAGACGGAGAAAGATATGTCAAGACGAACTTTAGATAAACCTGAGACTTTAAATTATCTGAAACCAAATGGTTTTCAGTTTAATATCGACACGCTTCCTAATGTATCGTTCTTTTGCCAGTCGGCAAACATACCTGCATTGTCAATCGGTAACGCATATATTGCCAACCCGTTAGTAGACTTCACTGTTCCTGGCACCAATCTTACGTATGATGAATTGACCATAAAGTTTATCGTTCAAGAAAACTTCCAAAACTATATTGAGTTGCACGATTGGTTAATTGGTCTAGGCTTTCCAGAAGAGCGAAATCAGTATAAACAATTTAAACAAGCCAGAGGCGGTACTGAAAAAGGATTTAGCAGCTCCGGGGATTATTCAGACGGAACATTGGTTGTTCTAGATTCCGATCTAAATAAAACAATGGAAATCAAATTCATTGATTGTTATCCAACAACTTTACAGGGGTTGGAATTTGATATCAGTGATGGTAATGCACAATATTTAACCGCACAGGTCACTTTTAGATATACGATGTATAAGTTTGTTCAATAACTATTGAGGTTTTATTATGAAATTATCAGAAGTCCAAGAAATGTGGACAGGCGATTCTAAAATAGATGAGTTAAATCTAGGTAGAGAATCCACTAAAACACCAGAATTACATGCAAAGTATTTGAATATTCTTTCGAATACTAAACTGCAACTGCGAAAAGCAGAAGCGGATTACTATCGTCTACGGCGTGATAAAGGTAAATACTTTCGCGGTGAAATGACGCTAGATGAACTACAGGATAAAGGCTGGGACCAGTATCAAGGTCTAAAGCCATTGAAGCATGACATGGAAGACCGCATCAATTGTGATGAAGATATCATTCGCGCAATGGATAAAGTGGAATATGTGAAAGCCCTACTCTACCAGCTGGAGCAAATTATACGCTCACTAAATAGTAGAACATGGGATATTAAGAATGCCATTGAGTGGACTAAATTTACAAACGGACTAATGTGAGTGATTTAACAGTTTCCAAAAAAAATGAAGTGCATCTAAAGGTCGATTGTGACCCCGGTATTGCACAAGAAATAAACGATTACTTCACTTTTGAAGTCCCGGGTGCACGTTTCATGCCAACGTATCGCGCCAAACTTTGGGATGGTAAAGCCAGATTGTTCAATATCTGGACAAAAGAACTCTACGTTGGCCTATTACCATATCTCAGAGAGTTTGCAGAGAGACTAGACTATACCGTAGACGTTGATATGGAACGTATCGGGGACCCAGTCACTATAGAGGATGTGCAGAAGTTTGCGGAATCGTTGAACCTACATAGCCAAGATAAACCGATTGAGACTAGAGAC